CTCGCCCGGCGCCAGGAGGTTGCCGCCGGACAGGTCCTCGTCCGCGACGTCGGCGCGCGGGACGGGGCGTTCGACCCATTGCGGATAGCCTTCGGGCGAGCGTTCGATGTCCTGAAAGACGACGGGGTCGGTGCCCGTTTCCACCCAGCCGGCGCCGCCGCAGCGGTCACAGATCGCGCGGCGGCAGCGAAAGGAAACGAGGTCGATTTCCACGTTCCACGCGCCATGGCCGCGGCAATGGGGGCAGCGCGCGTCCAGCATGCCCTTGCGCGGCTGCAGCGGCACGATGTCGAACGCGTGCGGCGCGTCGGGGCCGTCGGGATACACGATGTTGCTGGCGTGGGGCATGGCGCGACAATGGCGGGGGCGGGAGTGGGTTCCGCGGCGGGTCTGCGGCGCTCCCGTCCGGAAGGCTGGCCGCAGGCTCACGCCACCGTTTTGAGCACCCGCTTGGTCCCCGCCAGCAAGTCATCGACCTGTTCGGCCGTCGGCTCCAGATCGCCGGCATGGTCGCAGATGTTGCGGATGTCGGCCAGATGCGAGATGAACCGCCACATCGGCTGATCGATGACGTCGGTGTCGCGCAGGCCTTGCGCGAGATCGGCAAGACCGGGCTTCTTGCGCGATAGTTTGACACCGTGATCAATGCATACCTGCTTCAGGTGGCGCTCCAAGACGACGCCGGTAATCGCCCCTGCCGCGCGTGTGAAGCCTTTGCGTGCCAAGATCTCCGCGGCGTCGAGTTCGTCGTCATACGTATCCGCTTGAACAATTTGCCTGAGCTCGAACAAGCGCGAAGTGAAGCGCCGCTTCGCTGCCTTTACGATGGCAAGCTGCTGGCTGAAATGCGGGATCGCCGCCGAAATGCCGACCACCTCCTTGCCGTCATAGCTGCGTGTGGCCTGCAGCCCGAGTAGAGCATCGTGGATACGATAGTTTTCAGCATCCAAGGTCTTACGTGCCTTTGTGGTGTCGAAATGAGCACGGAAGTCGGACAGCCGATCCGGTAGAAGTTGTTTTACTAGAGCAAGTGCCTCCGAAAACCATGCTTCGTAGCTCCCCGGGAAACGCGGCAGTTTATCTAGCCAGGCGGCGATCTTAGCCCTCTCTTGTCATCGCCAAAAGCTGCGAGGATTTCCGCGCGCTTGCCGGCGTAAACCTCCAGCGCGGCGCTGAGTTCATCGCCCTCATGGATGAGGCGGTCGAGTTCATCGCTGAGCCTCTTGAAGCTCGGCGTCATGGCTGCGGCTTCAGCGCTCATCCAGTCAGGATGACGTGGCCTCTCCTAGGCTGCAAGAGGCGGTCCCAAGAACCAAATGGGAACAAAGTGGTTGACAGCACGACGCTGTTTAGGTACATAACAGGAACGATGACGAATTGTGAGTCGGGCCGGGGCGCGGGGGCGCTGCCGGCCCGTCGTCGTTTCGGGGCGGTTCGGGGGAGGCGCGGGTGATGGAGCTGAAGAGGAACAATCGCGGGGTGCTGCAGAAGCGCACGGGCAGGCCGGGCGGGTTCGGCAAGGCGGCGCGGGCGCGCTTCCTGGATGCGTTGGCGCTGACCTGCAACGTCCGCGCGTCGGCGCGGCACGCGGGGGTGGATGCGCGCACCGCCGAACGGCTGCGCACCCGCGACGGCCAGTTCGCGCGGCTGTGGGCGGACGCCATCGATCTGGGCCAGGTGCGGCTGAAGGAGGAGCTGCTGGCGCGCGCGCTGGGGCAGGTGGACGACGAGGACAATCCGGGCGCGGAGCGGGCGCAGGCGCCCGCCCGGCTGTTCGATCCCGATCTGGCGCTGAAGATCCTTCAGCTGGCGGCACGGACCGCCCCCGGCGGCCAGCGCCGCGCCGCCGCCGCGCCGGCGCCCACGCAGGCGGAAGTGGACGCGGCCTTGATGAAGCGGGTGGAAGTGGCGGTGGCGATGCTGGCGAAACGCAAGCCGGCGGTACCGCCGGGTGCGGAGTGCCGTGTCGGTGCCGCCGGCAAGCCCGTCGATACGGCATTGCCCGCCTACCCGCGGGCCGAGCCTTGAGCGCGGGCGGGGAGGCCTCGCCGGCGCGGCAAATGCTGGCCATGGCGGTCGATATGGCGCCGGAGAAGCGGTTCGCGCTGTTCCTGGAGCAGGAGCCGGCGATGCGCAGCGCGATGCTGCAGCAATGGTCGACCTGGGCGCATCCCGGGCAGGTGCCGCCGCCGGGCGACTGGCGGGTGTGGCTGATCCGCGCGGGGCGCGGGTTCGGCAAGACGCGGGCGGGTGCGGAGTGGGTCAGCGCGCTGGCGCGGGCCGATCCGGAGGCGCGGATCGCGCTGGTCGGCGGGACAATGGAGGACGTGCGGCGCGTGATGGTGGAGGGCGCCGGAGGGCTGCTCGCCTGCGCGGTGGCGGAGGCGCGGCCGATCTGGCGACGCGACGCGGGCGAGCTGGAGTTCGCGAGCGGCGCCAAGGCGTTCGCCTATTCGGCGGAAGCGCCGGAGGCGTTGCGCGGGCCCGAGCATGGCGCCGCCTGGTGCGACGAGCTGGCCAAGTGGCGATACGGCGACAAGGCATGGGACAATCTGATGCTGGGGCTGAGGCTGGGGGAACGGCCACGGGCGCTGGTGACGACGACGCCGCGGCCGGTGAACCTGCTGCGGCGGATCATGGCGGCGACCGGCACGGTGGAGACGCGCGGGGGGACGCGCGACAACCCGCATCTGCCCGGTGCCTTTGTCGAGGAGATGGAGGCCCTGTACGCCGGATCGCGACTGGGGCGGCAGGAGCTGGACGGCGACCTGGTCGAGGCGCTGGACCATGCGCTGTGGCCGCGCGCGACGCTGGAGGCGGTGCGGACGCAGGCGGGGCCGGCGGCGGTGCGGCGGGTGGTGGTGGGGGTGGACCCGCCCGCCACCGCCGGCGGCGACGCGTGCGGGATCGTCGCCGCGGCGCTGGGCGGCGACGGGCGGGCGTGGGTGCTGGAGGATGCCAGCGTCCAGGGAGCCAGCCCCGAGCGCTGGGCGGCGGCGGTGGCGGCGTGCGCCCGGCGGCACGGCGCCGACCGGGTGGTGGCGGAGCGCAACCAGGGCGGCGACATGGTGCGCAGCGTGCTGATGGCCGCCGACGCCGGGCTGCCGGTGACGCTGGTCCATGCCACGCGCGGCAAGGTGGCGCGGGCGGAGCCGGTGGCGGCGCTCTACGAGCGCGACCGGGTGCGGCACGTGGGGGCGCTCCGCGCGCTGGAGGACGAGCTGGCCGGGCTGGTGGTGGGCGGCGGCTATGACGGGCCGGGGCGCTCGCCCGACCGGGCGGACGCGCTGGTATGGGCGCTGACCGCGCTGATGCTGGGCACGCCGGTGACGAAGCCGGGGGTGCGGGTGGTGTAACCATCCGACACCGGCGAGCATAAGCGGGAGACAAGGGGCATGAAGTGGTTCGGCAGAACGGCCGGGCGCGATCCGTCGCGTCCGGCGCTATCGCGTGCGGGGGCGGGCGCGGTCGGCCCGGGCGCGGGCCTGGGCGAGTGGCCGCGCAGCTACGAGGCGCAGGTGCGGGACGGCTACGCCGCCAATCCGGTGGCGCAGCGCGCGATCAGGCTGGTTGCGGAGGCGGCGGGGTCGGCGCCGCTGGCGGGGGATGCGGGCGTCGTGCGGCTGCTGGCGGCGCGATCGGGCGGGCAGGCGCTGATGGAGGTGGCGGCGGCGCAGCTGCTGCTGCACGGCAATGCGTACATCCAGGTGCTCCGCGACGCGGACGGGGGCGCGGCCGAGCTGTTCGCGCTCCGCCCCGAGCGGGTCGCGGTGGAGGCGGACGCGGCCGGCTGGCCGGCGGCGTACCGGTACCGTGTCGGCGAGCGAACGGTACGGCTGGCGGCCGGATGCGAGCGGCCCGACGTGATCCATGTCCGCAGCTTCAACCCGCTGGACGACCATTATGGCCTGGGATGCCTGGGCGCGGCGGCAGGGGCGGTCGCGATCCACAACGCGGCGACCCGGTGGAACAAGGCGCTGCTGGACAACGCCGCCAGGCCGTCGGGAGCGCTGGTGTACCAGCCCGGCGACGGGTCGGTGCTGGCGCCCGACCAGTTCGAGCGGCTGAAGGCGGAGATGGAGGCGGGGTTCCAGGGCGCCGCCAATGCCGGGCGGCCGATGCTGCTGGAGGGCGGGCTTTCCTGGCAGGCGATGAGCCTCTCCCCCGCCGACATGGATTTCATCGGGCTGAAGGCGGCCGCCGCGCGCGAGATCGCGCTCGCGTTCGGGGTGCCGCCGATGCTGCTGGGGCTGCCGGGGGACGCGACCTACGCCAATTACCGGGAGGCCAACCGGGCGCTGTGGCGGCTGGCGGTGCTGCCGCTGCTGGACGCGGTGCTGGTGGCGCTGGGGCAGGGGCTGGCGGGCTGGTTCGGGGAGGAGGGGGTCCGGGTCGACCTGGACCGGGTGCCCGCGCTGGCCGAGGATCGCGAGCGGCTGTGGGCGATGGTGTCGGCGGCCGACTTCCTGTCGGTCGAGGAGAAGCGTGAAAGGCTGGGGCTGTGAGCGCGCCGCCGACGGGCGTGCTGGCGCAGCTGATGCGGCAGGCGGCGCAGGACGGCGCCGACCTGGTCACCCTGCGCGCGGTGGCGGAGGAGGCGGGCGAGCAGGCCGCGACGCGCGCGCTGGCCCGGGCGGGGCTGTCCGACGAGGCGGCGCGCGCCGACCTGGCCGAGCTGCGCGGGCTGCTCGCGGCGTGGCGCGACGCCAAGCGGGGGGCGTGGGCGGCGGTGTTCGCGTGGATCGGGCGGGCGGCGGTGGCGGTGCTGCTGGCCGGGATCGCGGTACGGCTGGGCTGGAAGGACTGGCCGTGAGGTTCGCGGGCTATGCCGCCGTGTTCGGGCGGGTCGACCGGGCCGGGGACGTGTTCGCGCCGGGCGCCTTTGCCGGGGCCGGGCCGGTGCCGCTCCTATGGGCGCATCGCGGCCGGGCGGTGGGGGCGATCGCCGCGATCGGGGAGGACGCGCGCGGGCTGAGGATCGCGGGCCGGGTCGAGGATGCGGCGGTGGCGCGGCTGCTGCGCTGCGGCGCCTTGCGCGGCCTGTCGGTCGGATATCGGCCGCTGGTGGTCCGGACGGGTGCCAGGCGGGTGCTGGAGCGGGTGGCGCTGGCCGAGGTCAGCCTGGTGGCGGTGGCGATGCAGCCATTGGCCCGCGTCGACGAGGTTTGGAGCGAGGAGGAACCATGACGGAAGTGATCGAACGGCCGGCGCTGGCGGGCGCGCAGGCGAGGGAGAGCGGGTTCGGGGCGTATCTGCGATCCGGGCAGACGCTGGAGGTGAAGGCGTTTACGGGGGCGACCGGGGACACGGGCGGCTATGCCGTCCCGCGCGAGATCGACGGGGAGGTGGCGCGCACGCTGAGCGCGGTGTCCCCCATCCGCCGGATCGCCAAGGTGGTCGCGGTGGGGTCGGCGGGTTATCGCAAGCTGGTGGCGGTGGGGGGCACCCCATCGGGCTGGGCGGGGGAGACGCAGGCCCGGCCGGAGACGGCGACGCCGAGCTTCGCCGAGCTGGCACCACCGACGGGCGAGCTCTACGCCAATCCCAGCGCCAGCCAGGCGATGCTGGACGATGCCTGCTTCGATGCGGAGGCATGGCTGGCGGACGAGATCGCGCACGAGTTCGCCCGCGCGGAGGGCGCGGCGTTCGTGAACGGCAGCGGGGTCAACCGGCCGCGGGGCTTCCTGACCGGCCCGGTCGCGACCACAGGCGACGCGACCCGCGCGTTCGGGACGCTGCAATACCTGCCGACGGGGGTGAACGGCGATTTCGGCGCGCGGGCCGACGAGACGCTGATCGACCTGGTCCACAGCCTGAAGAGCCCGTACCGGCAGGGCGCCTGCTTCGTGATGGGATCGTCGACGCTGGCGCGCGTGCGCAAGATCAAGACGGCGGACGGCGCGTTCCTGTGGCAGCCGTCGCTCAGCGCCGGGCAGCCGGCGACGCTGCTCGGCTATCCGGTGGTGGAGGCCGACGACATGCCCGACATCGGCGCGGGGTCGCTGTCGATCGCGTTCGGCGACTTCCGCGCCGGGTACCTGATCGCGGAACGGTCGGAGACCGCGATCCTGCGCGACCCGTACACCAACAAGCCGTTCGTCACCTTCTACGCCACCCGCCGCGTCGGCGGGTGCGTGGCGGACAGCCAGGCGATCAAGCTGGTGAAGTTCGCCGCGGCGTGAGGTGATCGGGGCGGGGTCGGGCATCGAAGCCCCGACCCCGCTCGGCACAGACGGAGGTAGCTTATGGACGAGGAGGTGCCGGCCGCCGCGGTGATCGCGGCGGCCGCGTCCGCGCGCGCGCTGATGCGGGGGCCGCCGGGCGAGGAGGTGGTGCTGGAAGCGATGGCGCAGAGCGCGATCGCGCTGGCCGAGCGGTTCTGCGGGCGGGTGCTGGTGGCGCGGCCCGACGGAGATTGGACCACGGTGCCGGGGCCGGTGCGCCAGGGCGTGGCGCTGCTGATCCAGCATCTTGCCGAGGACCGCCCCGGCGACCTGCCGCCGGCGGCGGTGGCGGCGCTGTGGCGGCCCCACCGGCACGCGAGGCTGTTGTGAGCGGGACGGGCGGAACCGCGGCGGGCGCGGGCGCGGCGCTGCACGCGGGGCTGGTGGCGGGGATCCAGGCCACCGGGCTGCGCGCGTTCGACGCCCCGCCGGTGCGCGCCACCCTGCCCTATGCAGTGGTCGAGCCGCCGCTGCTGCGCGGGCGCGGCGCGGTGGGCTGCGACGGGGCGGAAGGACGGGTCACCGTCACCGTCCACGACGCGGGCGAGCGGCCGACCCGGCTGTGGCAGCTGACCGGCGGGGTGGAGGCGGCGCTGGCGGCGACCATGCCCGAGCTAACGGGCGGATGGCGGCTGTTGGTGGCGGAACTGGGCACCGCCAGGATGCGGCGGAGCGGCGGCGACGGCGGCCTGCGCTGGACCGCCGCGGTCGAGATGCGGGTGCGGATGTACCGGGTGGCGTGAGACCCGTGCGCGGCAGGGTGCGGGACGGGGCGTCGGCCTCGCCCGGCCCCTCCCCGGCACGAACAGGAAGGAGATGGTGATGGGCGTGGAGAAGGGATCGGCGTTCCTGTTGAAAGTCGGCGACGGAGGACAGCCGGCGGCATACGCGACGGTGGCGGGTCTGAGGACCACCCAGCTGTCGATCAACGGCGAGGCGGTGGTCGTCACCACCAAGGATTCGGGCGGATGGCGGCAGCTGCTTTCCGGCGCGGGAGTGCGGTCGGTCAGCGTGTCGGGCGCGGGAGTGTTCACCGGCTCGGCGGCGGAGGCGCGGCTGAAGGCGGGCGCGCTGGCGGGCACGGTGGACGATTACCGGCTGACCTTCGAGGGCGGGGAGACCATGACCGGCCGGTTCCTGGTGACGCGGCTGGACTATGCCGGGGACTTCAACGGCGAGCGGTCCTACACCGTGTCGCTGGAGAGTTCGGGCGCGGTGGTGTCGCAATGAGCGGCGGCGCCAACCCGGCAAGGGGCGAGGCGTCGGTCAGGGTCGGCGGCGCGGAGCTGGTGCTGCGCCCGTCCTTCGCGGCGCTGGTCGCCGCGGAGGGGGAGCTGGGCCCGCTGCTCCAGCTGGTCGAGCGGGCGGGCGAGGGGCGGCTGGCGCTGGGCGAGATCGTGGCGCTGTTCTGGCACTGCCTGCGCGACCGGCCCGAGGGGGTGACGCGCGAGGCGCTGGGCGAGGCGGTGGTCGGCGGGGGGCTCCAGGCGGCGATGCCCGCCCTGCGCGTGCTGCTGGGGCAGGTGGTGACGGGGCGGTGACGATGCCGGCCACCCCGGACGCGACGGGGACGGCGCCCGTTCTTGCCGGACCCTTCCGACCCGGACCCCGGCCTTCGCCGGGAAGGCAGGAGGAGAGCGATCGCCCGGCGGCGCTTGCCGGGCTCGCCTGCGCTTCGCTGGGGTGGAGCCCCGACCAGTTCTGGGCGGCGACGCCGGCCGAGCTGGCCGCGATCGTGCGGGCGATCGGGGGCGAGCGCGCGGCGCCGGCCGATGCCGGGCTGCTGCAACGGATGAAGGAGGCGTTTCCCGATGGATGAGGAATGGCGGGTGGCGCTCAGCGCCGACACCGACGGGTTCCGGCGCGAGATGGGCGAGATGCGGCAGCTGGTCGAGACCGCGCTGGGGCAGGGCGGCGCCCGCGCGGGGCGGGCGATCGAGACGTCGCTGGTGCGCGCGGCGCGGGCGGGGGCGCTCGGCTTCGAGGAGCTGCGCGGGGTCGCGCTCAGCGCACTGGGCGACATCGCGGCGGCGGCGCTGAGGGCGGGTTTGCGCGAGGCGCTGTCGGGGACGGGCAAGGGCGGCGCAGGCGGGGGTGGCGGCGCGTCGCTGGCGACGGCGCTGGCGTCGCTGCTGGGGTCGCCGGGGCGGGCGACGGGCGGGCCGGTCGGGCCGGCGCGGCCGTACGTGGTGGGGGAGCGCGGGCCCGAGCTGTTCGTGCCGACCGCGGCGGGGCGGGTGGAGCCGATCGCGGCGGCGGGCCCGCGCGAGGTCCGGGTGGCGATCACGGTGCGGGCGGAGGCGGAGGCACAGGCGGGCGCCCTTCGGCAATCGGCCAGGCAGGTGGCGCGCGCGGTGCGAGGCGCGCTGGAGGGGTGAGGCGGGATCCCGCGAGGGGCGTAGGCAGCGGGTTCAGGGGAGCGCGGAGGAGGGGGCGTGCGCGACAGGGCACCTGCCGCCGCGCACCTTCGCGAGGGAAAGCCGCCCACGCGGCGGGTCGCCAGGCCGTGTCTCGGCGACTGTCCTATCCGCGGCTCCGTGCCGGTCCTGAACCGGCCCCGTCCATCAGCAACGCGACCATGATGAAGAGGGGGCAGCGATGGGGCATTGGTTGGCGTCCGCGCGGACGGTGCAGCAGGAGGGGGTGCTGACGCGGTTCGACCCGCAGTTCTGGACGGTGAACTTCCCGCGGCCGATGATGGCGTCGGTCGTGTCCACCGCGGCGGATGCGCTGCGCGTCGATGCCGTCTTCTACAAGGCGGACGACCTGGCCGGGCTGATCTGGGAGGCGGAGGACCGGCACGACCACCCGCTGCTCCGGTACGAAACGGCGCGTGATTTCCGCGGGTGCCGGCTGCGCTTCCGGTGGCGGTCGGCGGGCGTGCTGCCGCTCGACGCGGTCAACGGCCCGGTGCTGACGATCGAGGGGCGCGACGCGACGGGCGCCCCGCGGGCCTGGTACGTCCGGCTGTGGAACTATGCGACGGGAAGCCCGACGGATGCGGCGGTTCGGATCGACTTCGCCACGGCGGCGGGCGGGTTCCTGCATCCCGGCGAGGCGGACCCGGTCTGGGCGGGCGACGTCGACCGGATGTTCGTGTCGCTGGTGCCGCCGGGCTATTCGGGCGCGGACGCCCCTTTGCCGGCGGCGGTGGAGGGCTGGGTCGAGATGGCCGGGATCGCGTGCGACGGGCCGGGATCGGTGCTGGCGATCGGCGATGCCGTCGTGCCCGAGCACGGCCTGGGGATCGCGAGCGGCTATGACGACAGCTACCACCTGACGCCCGCGCGGCTGCTGCGCAACGCGCTGCACCTCGGGTACCGCGGGCGCATCGTCCATTATGTCGGGATGAGCCATTATTTCCGGCTGGAGGCGCTGTATGGCGGCTATTATGTCAGCCTGGCCGGGGGGACGCTGAACGCCCCCTGCCTGGCCTGGCACCGCAGCTTCGCCGCGGAGGCGCGGGAGATCGGGTACGAGGTGACCTGGTCGCTCAGCTACGAGCTGTTCGATGCGCATTGCTGGAACGACTGGAAGCAGCGCAGCCTGGACGGCGCGCCGGCGCTGACCGGGTGGGAGCCGCCGTCGACGCTGCTGAGCCCGGCGCACGCGGGCGCGATGGGCTATCTGCGCGCGGTGGCGGCGGCGTTCATGGGGGTGGCGGCAGAGGCCGGGCTGCCGCCGCACTTCCAGGTCGGCGAGCCATGGTGGTGGGTGCAGCCGGCCGGGCAGCGGCCGTGCCTGTACGACGCGGCGGCGGTGGCCGCGTTCCAGCCGGCGCCGATCGCGAGCATGGCGGGGCCGAAGACCGCGGCCGAGACGGCGACGCTGGACCGGGCGGGCGCGTGCCTGGCGGCGTCCACCGCGGCGCTGGTGGCGGCGGCGCGCGCGGCGGCGGGGGAGGGAGCGGCGTTCCGCAGCTACCTGCTCACCTATCTGCCGACGGTGCTGGACCGGGCGGCGCCCGAGGCGAAGCGCGCCAACATGCCGCTGGGCTGGGCCGCCCCCGCCTTCGACGTCCTGCAGCTGGAGGATTACGACTGGGTGGTGGCAGGCGACAGCGTGTCGACCGCCAGGGGGGTGGCGGCGGCGACGGAGCGGCTGGGCTATCCCGCCGGGCGGCAGGAATATCTGTCGGGGTTCGTGCTGCGCCCGGAGGAGCGGGCGCAGTGGCGCGCGATCGACGCGGCAGCGGAGGCGGCCCGGGCGAGGGGGGTGGCGGCGAGCTACCTTTGGGCGCTGCCGCAGGTGATGCGCGACGGGTTCGTCCATTGGGACGAGGGCGAAGGGGGAGAAGGGGCGATGGACGCGTTCGACGACGTGCTGTTCCCGCTGGCGCTGGGGCGCGGGGTGGAGGTGAGCCCCGGCTGGTCGACCGCGGTGCTGACCGCGGCGGGCGGGGCCGAGCAGCGGGTCGCCGACTGGGCGGCGGCGCTGACCCGGTACGATGTCGGGCCGGGGGTGCGGAGCGAGGCGGACATCGCGGCGCTGCTGGCCTTCTTTCGCGCGCGCATGGGACGGGCACGCGCGTTCCGGCTGCGCGACCCGTTCGACCATGCGGGCGCGGGCGCGGGCGAGGCGATCGGCACCGGCGACGGCGCCGCGCGGCGCTTCGCCCTGGTCAAGCGGTACGGCGCGGTGGCGCGGCGGATCACGCGACCGGTGGCGGGCAGCGTCGCGGTGACGGTGGGCGGCGTCGCCACGGCCGGCTTCGCGGTGGAGCCGGGGGGATGGGTGGTGCTGGACGCCGCGCCGGCGGCCGGGCTGGCGGTGGCGGCGAGCTTCGCCTTCGACGTGCCGGTGCGCTTCGCGGAGGACCGGCTGACGGTGAGCGGCGCCACCCACCTGGCCGGCGAGGCCGCGTCGGTTCCGCTGGTGGAGGTGCGGGAGGAGTAGCGCCGCGGCATGGGTGTTGGGGGCGGAATGGGGGGAGCGACATGGACTGGCTGGAGGAGCCGCTGGCGACGGTGGCGCTGTGCTGGCGCATCGAGCGGCGCGACGGGGTGGCGATCGGGCTGACCGCGCACGACCGCGACCTGTTCGTCGACGGGCTGGTGCACCGGGCGAGCCCGGGGATGGTGCCGTCGGCGATCGAGCGGGCGGCGGGGCTGGAGGCGGACACCACGGAGGTCGCGGGCGCGCTGAGCGCCGACGCGATCACGGAGGCGGACCTGCTGGCCGGGCGGTGGGACGGGGCGCGGGTGGCGGTGTTCGCGGCCGACTGGACGGACCCTGCGCGGCGGGTGGCGCTGGGCGAGGGCACGATCGGGGCGGTGGCGCTGAGCGAGGGCGGTTTCACCGCGGAACTGCTAGGCGTGGCGGCGGCGCTGGACCGGCCGGTGACGGAGGACACCGCGCCCGAATGCCGCGCGGCGCTGGGCGACCGGCGGTGCCGGGTGCCAATGGCGGGGCGGCGGTGCCGGGCCAGGGTGGTCGCGGCGGACGGCGCGGCGATCGTGCTGGACCGGGCGGAGCCGGCGGCAGGGGCGTGGACGGGCGGGCGGCTGCGCTGGTTCGGCGGCGCGAACGGCGGGATGGAGAGTGCCGTCGCAGCGGCGGACGGGGTGGCGGTGGTGCTGGCGGCGGCGCCCGCCTTTGCGGTGACGGCGGGGGTGCTGGTGGAGGTGGAGGAGGGGTGCGACAAGTCGATCGCGACCTGCGCGGGCCGGTTCGCCAACGCGGCGAACTTCCGCGGCGAGCCGTTCCTGCCGGGCATCGACCTCCTGACCCGGTACCCCGGCGCATGAGCCGGCGCGAGACGAGGGGCGAGCGTGCGGCGGCGGCGGCGCTGGCCTGCGTGGGTGCGCGGTTCCGGCTGCACGGGCGGGACGCGGCGGGCGGGCTCGACTGCGTGGGGGTGGCGGCGATCGCGGCGGCGGCCGCCGGATGCGCGATTCCGGTGCCGAGCGGGTACCGGCTGCGCGGCGGCGATCCGGCGAGGGTCGCGGCGTTGCTCGACCGCTGGCTGGCGCGGCGCGCGGAGCTGGGGGTCGGCGACCTCCTGCTGGTGCGGCCGGGGCCGGGGCAGCTCCACCTAGCGGTGTCGGTCGCGGGCGGGGTGGTCCACGCCGATGCGGGGCTGGGGCGGGTGGCGATGCGCCCGGGCGCGCTCGGCTGGGCGATCGTCGGCACGTGGGGATGGGAGGGGTGAATGGCGACAATGGTGCTGACCGCGGTGGGGACGGCGGTGGGCGGGCCGATCGGCGGCGCGGTGGGGGCGCTGGTCGGGCAGGCCCTGGATCGGGAGGCGTTCCGCCCCAAGCGGCGGGAGGGCGCGCGGCTGGCCGACCTGCGCGTCCAGGCGTCGAGCTACGGCGTGGCGATCCCCAAGCTGTTCGGGACGATGCGGGTGGCGGGCAGCGTCGTCTGGGCGACCGACCTGATCGAGCGGCGCAGCGACACCCGCGCGGGCAAGGGCAGCCCGACGGTGACCCAGTACAGCTATGCCGCCTCGTTCGCGGTGCTGCTGTCGGCGCGCCCGATCGCCGGGGTGGGACGGGTCTGGGCGGACGGCAAGCTGTTGCGCGGCGCGGCGGGGGACATGAAGGCGGCGGGCACGATGCGAGTCCACCTGGGCGGCGAGGACCAGCCGGTCGACCCGCTGATCGCCTCGGCGGAAGGGGCGGGGACGCCCGCGCACCGGGGCCATGCCTATGCGGTATTCGAGGCGCTGGCGCTGGCCGACTTCGGCAACCGCATCCCGTCCCTGACCTTTGAGGTGATCGCCGACCCGGCGCCGGTTGCCGCGGGTACGATCGCACGGGCGCTGGCCCCGGAGGTGACGGGCGAGCTGGACTTCGCCTTTGACGGCTATGCGGCGGAAGGGGATGCCGGTGCCGCCGTCGCCGCGCTGGCGGCGGCGGCGGGCGGCTGGGCGGCGGCGGACGGCTGGGCGGTGCGGCTGGGGCAGGATCGCGGGGCGGAGGCGACCGTTGCCGACCGCGGGGTGGGCGTGGACGGGCGCCCGCCCGCGCGCGGGCGAAGCGTGGCCGCCGCCGGCGGGGTGCCGCGGCTGGTCAGCGTGTCGCACTTCGACCCCGCGCGCGACTGGCAGGCGGGCAGCCAGCGCGCTTTGCGGGCAGGCACGGGGCCGAGCCTGGGGCGCGGTGAGGAGCGGGTGGCGCTGCCCGCCGCGCTGTCCGCGGCGGGGGCCAAGACGGTGGCGGCGACGCTGCTCGCCGCGGCGGAGGCCGGGCGGACGCGGCGAACGGTGGCGCCGGGGCTCACCGGGTGGGCGCTCAGGCCCGGGCAGGTGGTGGCGGTGGCGGGGGAGCGGGGCCACTGGCGGGTCGAACGGGTCGCGATCGAGCGGATGACGGCCGTCGCGTCGCTGGTGCCGCTGGCGCCGGGCGCGCTGCCCGCCGCCGCCGCCGGAGGACGCGCGACGGTGGCGCCCGACCTGGTCGCCGGGCGGACGATCCTGCACGTCGCCGAACTGCCGCCCTTGGGTGACGAGCCGCTCGCCGCGCCGCGGCTGAGCGTGGTGGCCGCGGGCACCGGTGCCGGGTGGCGGCGGGCGGCGCTGCTGCTGAGCCTGGACGGCGGTGCGAGCTGGGAGGCGGTGGGGGAGACCGCCGCGCCGGGCACGGTCGGCACGGTGGTGGCGCCCCCGGGGCCTGCGGCGGCGGCGCTGGTGGATCGGCGCCACGCGGTGGAGGTTGTGCTCGCGCACCCCGGCATGACGCTGGCCGATGCCGACGCGGATGCGCTGGACCGCGGCGCCAATCTGGCGTTGGTCGGCGACGAGTTGCTCCAGTTCGGGCGGGCGGAGCCGCTGGGTGCGGGGCGGTGGCGTCTGTCCGAGCTGTGGCGGGGGCGGCGCGGAACGGAGGCGGCGATCGGTCGGCAGGCGCCCGGTGCCCGGTTCGCGGCGATCGCGCCAGGCGCGGTGCGCGCGATCGACCTGCCGCCGAGCGCGATCGGCGGCACGGTGCGGGTGATGGCGGCGGGGATCGGGGACGATGTTGTCGCGCCCGAGATGGCGGTGGCGGTGACCGGCACCTCCGTGGCGCCGCCCGCGCCGGTGGCGCTGATCGCCGCCCGGACAGGTGATGGCGTAACGACGCTGCGATGGATCCGGCGGAGCAGGACGGGATGGCGTTGGCAGGATGGCGGCGACGCGGCGTTGGGCGAGGAACGTGAGTCGTACCGCATCGGCATCTCCACGGCAGGCGGCGACGAGCGGAGCGTGGTGGTGGACACGCCTGCCTTGCTGATCCCGACCGCCGCCGGTGCGGGCGTACTGAATGTAACGGTGCGCCAGCAGGGAACGCTGGCCGAATCGGCTGCGGCCACCCTGACGGTCGCGGCGGCAGCTTGA